CTAAATCCATTCAATAGTGACTTGTTCTCCATCAATGTAGATTTTATTGATTATTGATTTAAGATATATTTGCTTTTCTCTGAATTCTAACGAGTCGAAATCTACAGTGGCTAATTCTGCTAATGATTCCTGCACTTTCTTGTTTCTCTTCAATTCCTTGTTCGCTTCTATTTGCGAGTCATAGTAATTAATTTGCGCATCTATATCCGCCATCATTTTATCCAGTTCAGCAACTTCATAAGAGCCGTTTATATATAAATCGAATAACCTTTTTTTCTTTGAATGTTCTGTTTTAAGCTTTTCAGTTATACTATCTAATTCATCTTCTTTATCTAAATTTCTAGTTGCAAAGCTATAATTTTTCACGCGGCTTATTATGATTTCTTCTAATTTATCCGCTCTCCAAATTTTATTTCCACATTTTTCTAACTCGTGCGTATGTTTGTAAGTTTTACAGCTATAGTAACGATAATGATATTTTTTTCCTCGCGATACTGTATCTTTCGCGCGATGCACATAGCCCAATCCGCACTTTTCGCAAACTATCAAATTATTCAATAGTGATGATGATTCTTTATTCATGTTCGGGTTCTTACCCATGCGAGAAAATATTTCTTGAACCCTGTAAAATTGGTCCTCAGAGATTATAGGTTCGTGAATACCTTTAGCATGCACCTTATCAGAATACGATACATAACCAATATACAGATCGTTCATTAGCCATTTATTATAGCTACTATATGATTTTACTTTGAAACCCAATTTTTTAAGCCTTTTTTGTAAAAAAGTAATACTTTTCTCTTCTTCGAAAATATCATATATCAATTGTAAATGTTGTGCTTCTTCCTCGTTAATGTATAACTTCGTATCAACTACATCATAGCCATATGTGCGCCCTTTTGCTGTCGTAAGCGGAAGTCCAGATTCAACGCGTTTTATTTTCCCCATGACCATCCTGTCGCGGATAGTTTCACGCTCCAATTGTGCAAATACTGATAGTATACCAATCATCGCACGTCCGAACGGGCTTGAAGTATCTAACGTTTCCGATAAGCTAACAAATTCTACATTGTTTTTTAAAAAGTATTCTTCAATGAGTGTAATAGTATCCCTTTGCGAGCGGGAGAGGCGATCAAGTCTATAAACAACAACTGCATCTATTTCATGCAATTTACTTAACATCTCATTTAGCGCCGGACGATTCATGTTTGAACCGCTATATCCGCCGTCAATGAAAATATCGTATACGTCCCAGTCCTTCGAGCGGCACAAGGCTGTTAGCTTTTCAGTTTGAGCTTGTATAGAGTAATTCTCTATTTGTTCTTGAGTAGATACGCGTATATAAATAGCTGCCTTCATTTCCGTTCTCCTTTCGCACATACGTTCTTTTTTTGGCGAAAAAAGGAGCAACCCTTTAAAGAGTTACTCCTTTTGTTGGACGTTAAGTCCTCCAGTTTTAAAAAATAAGTGGGCACCTGCGCCCCTCAGTAACTACATATTATCAAAGTCATATATAATTGTCAAAACTATCTATTTCATTGAGCTAATTCAGCAATTATTTCTTTTTTCTTAGAGAAGGGAATGACTTTAATATTATCATATTCAAGAAGATGAAGAATATCTGGTGTTATTTCTTTTTCTTGATCATTTATAAAGGCATAAAATTTAGATGGTCTATTCAAAACCTCAGCAGTGTTTTTAACATCAGCTGTTAAAGCCTTTGCGTACATTTCGTTATTGGGAACATTCAAAGTTTTAATTAACTTATCTGGAATATTTTTAATACCGGGTATTGAAAATTCAAACTTATGGGTCATTCCAGAGTTTCCAACAAAATTAGCATTTTGAAAAGCTCTTATATTATTTTTTTCCAAGAACTTGGCAACATCTTCAAAAAAGATACCTTTCACTGTCTTTTTCCCTAGCATAAACATGTCATTTGTAAAAAGCATTGCCTGTAATAACCTATGTTTATGATGAGGAAAATCTTTGACATTTGTTTTGATGGAGAGATCTGAATCTTTTAAATTAACGCCATAAGAGTTTAAATGTTTTTTCAATAACTCTGTCTTTTTAGGTGAAGCAATAATATCTACCCCTGACGATTCTAAGTCGTCTAAAACATAACCGCCATCTGTTAAGACGATATTATTATTACTGTCAATAAGAGCATATAAAATAAGGCTATCATTATGCCTATCAAAAAATGGTGTATCAATTCTTATTACGCCAGAGTTAATATCCTTATAAGCGAATTTTTTAACTATCCAATTATTATATATAGTTTTTAAGTCTTCGCTCCCTAGCATAATACCACCTCAATTCAATTTACTTAATATTATTATACACTAAAAACTGCTCTAATGCTGTGAAAATAGAGTACAAATCATTAATTTCAGAAGGAAGCGGATAGGCATAAGCATCTTTAGGGTAATCGGAGTTTTTGTATATATGGATATGGTTTTGTTGTACTATTGTATTGTCTGGGTTTCTATGAGTGCCATTGTTTATATCTATTCTAATTAAATGCTCATTGTTATTAACGAATCTTAGATGTATGCTAAATCTTTGCGAATCATACGGGTGTCTATATCTATGTAATTTATATTCAATGTCATCATAAACGCCTAGAGTTATCGTATCGTCTTTAATTTTCCCAAATTCAGGCATTTCTACTGGTATTTCTTGCTTGAGTATTTTTATAGACTTTATTAACTGTTGAACTTCATTGTCATCTAAATAGTTTAAATCATATTGCAATTCCTTCAATCCCTCTTTTTCCATAGCGCTCACTCCAATATTTTTCGGTAAAAAGAAAAGCCCGGAGGCTTTCTTTAGTTATATGTTTTTTAAACCATAAGGCATCATTTCTTTTGCTTTAGAGTTTAAATTTCTTTTCTTATTAAGCTCTTTTTTATATAAATCAAAGTCTTTTTGAACGTACGCAAGTTTGCTGGCGAGGTCATATGCTTTGTTAGAGTATTTTTTTAGATTATTTTGATCTAATATTATAGTTTTATTGTATGTTCCACTATCCATTAATAAGGAATATAGTTTGTCTAGCTCTTTATTATCGATCGATGATATATCAAAAGATTTGTTACTTGTTTCTTTAGCGTATTCAAAAACTGCTTTTTCTTCTTTTGATAATCCCTTACCCCATTCAGATGTATAAACCTGTGTGTACCATACTGTAAATCCAATTCCGATAATAATCAATAAACAAATTAACCAAAACCACCATTTTTTTATAATAGACATATTGTATCTCCTTTATTCCCCATATCCTAAATTGTTCATTTGCTCTATATAATTAGTTTTAGCATCATTGTAATTATCTGAGAAGGTATTAAAATTCCCAGAAGGTTCTTTGGCTAAATTAACAAACTTCATAAGTGATTTATAGTAAGAATCTACTTCATTAAACTCGCTTTCGGTTTCTGATGTCACATTATTTTTAAGATCATTATATTCGTCTTTCACTGTATCTATGCTAGTTTCTAAATTAGATTCAGTGCCATCAAATATATTTTTTGTATTTTGCGCCTGTAGAGCTTTGTTGAAATCTGTGTAGGTTTTACCATCTATTTTGACACTTTCATTATAGATTGTGTCACTCCATACATTATAGTATTTATTTCCAATTGTTTCCGCATCAGAAGCAAGAGAAGTAGAGTCATCCTTAAATGATTTAATAGTATCTTTAAATATTATTTTCTTTTTTTGTTTATCCTCTTTTTCTTTCTTAGCGGCAGCTATTTTCGCATCATGCTCTTTCTTTATTTGCACCTGATTATAAATAAAAAAAGATGCGCCAGCTATAATTAAAACTAAAATAAGCGATCCAACAATATATACTACCTTTTTTGGTATAGTCATTCTCTCGTTCTCCCTTTATATTTTATTTTCCTTTGAGCTTCATATTAGTTTTATCAAAAGCACTACTTCCAGCCATCTTTGTCTCGTCCTCATATCTTAGCTCAACCATAGGCTTCTGATTGTTATCTCCGCCAAAGAGCGTACCTAGAGCACGTTGCTGTATTTCGCTTCCTAAATAATCAACATTTTTTTGTTTAGTTGCTTCATCTTGATATTTTAAATCTTGAGATACGTACGCAATTAACATATCATATTCATTTTCAAATGGAACCACTTTTATTAGTACCCCGCTCGAATCAGAAATCAAGCGATCAATTGACTCATTAAATAACTCTATACTATCTGATGTAATTTTAGAGGGTGTAGATACATCATCTTGAGCAGGTTCTTCTGCTTGCTCGTCCTCGGCAGCGTCTTCTTGAGCGGGTTTTTCCGTTTGCTCATCTTGGACAGTATTCTTTTTTTGCTCATTTGCTGTAGTTTCTTCTGGATTATTAATAACATAGTTATACATCTGTACAACTCTTATTAGTGAAAAGGTGATTAGAAATATAGCGGATATAGTCAATATTATTGTGTATTTTCGTCTGTTTTCATTTTTAACAACTTTTACTATCCCGAATATTAAGGAAGCTAGTGCCACCAAGTATATTATTACCCAAAAGCTGTAAAATAAAATAACTAAAAATAATATAGCAAGAGCCCAAAACCACCATTTTTTTAACAAGTAACTATACTTACTCATCCCGTTATCTCCTTTTTATAAAAACATAATTATTAAAATTACTATGACAGGAATAGTTATCAACAATGTCATTAAACAACCACATCCTGACATTAATTTACCAGATTCTTCCATAAAAGCGCCGACTTTTTGCGCTTTTTCGTTGTTGCTTGTTTGATAAGTTATTGGAGCTAAACAGCCAGGACATTCAGTTTCCCTGTTATCTAATGCATGGCCGCAATTCGGACAATACATTTTTCCATCTCCCTTTTTATATGTACCAATCTGCGGCCGCAAACTGGTTACATAGTTATATTTTATTCAAAAGTCTTGCGACGTCTTCCAATTTATCGCTTTGACTTAATCTACTATCAATAACTATGAAAACTTCCTTTTTTAAAGTGAATGAACAAGAAGTAAATTCGTGTTCTAGTATCACTACATCATGTTGCATGTTCAGTTCATCTAGTTTTTTCATGTATTTATACCCCGTTGTTTTTTATTGCAACGTTGCACTTATATTATACATAATTTTCGTGAAATATATCACGTTTTCACACAATGTTAATAATTAACTTTAATAACAAGCAATTAAGTTACATGTCAAGTAGCTTGAGAGTAAATAAATTACATATTACTTGTTTTTTTGTTGTTCGTAATATTCTATAAATGTCTTGACTGCTTTAACAGCTTCTTCATCGTCCATCACTCGAGCAGCTACCGCTTTAAAATCAGGGTTTTCCTCCACGAATTTATTCACCTCTTTATCCTTTTCAGCGGCTTTCTCTGTAATGTTTACTTCTTTCTCGTTTCTGTACTCTTTTTGTTTTTCTTCTATATAAGCGAGTATTTCTTCCAATTCCTCTTCTGTTGCGTTGGGATCTATATGAGCTGCGATTGTGTCAGCGAGGTTATTTTTATCTCTACCTATCAAGTAATCTACACTTACTCCATATAAGTCCGCTATACGTTTTAATGTATCAATATCAGGTTCTCTGTTACCATACTCCCAATTAGAGTAGGTGGATGACGCTTTCATGCCTAATCTTTTAGCTACTTCTACCTTAGACCATCCTTTACTATTTCTAAGGTACTCTAACTTTTTTGATAAAGTTTTCATAATAATTCCCCCAATTTACTCCTTACGAATAAAATAATAGCATAAACGAGTAGATATTACGCCGTTTTGATAAAAATATACCCAAAAAGAATAAAAATATCTTGACTTATTCATTTAGAATAAGTATTATATAAATATAAAGTTATTCAAATTGAATAGAGAGGTGATGGTAATGTCAAATTTGAAAAATTTACGGAAACAAAAAGGCGTTACGATGGTGCACATGGCAAAATTACTTGGATATAAAAGTGTTAGCAGTTATCAGAAGATAGAAGAAGGGAAAACAGCTTTGAAAGCAGATCAATTAATGATTATTGCAAAAGAATTTAATGTTGAGCCAGAAAAAATTTTAAACCAAATCTATTCATATTGAATAGGATGAGTGTAGGAAGAGGTGAACATGCTTTAAGTGGACTTATGTAAAGAAAAAGTAATGCTAAAGCTCAATGAAGTAAAGAGCTTTAGCATTGAGAAACTAACCAATTAAAATAATGGATTCGATCTCCGCTCCTTTTAATGAAGCGCAATTAGTGCCAATAAAATTGAAAGTAGTAGAATCACTTAGATGCAACTGAGAAAAATTCTCTTTTGATATAGAGCGTCTTTCATTTAAATAATATGATATTTCCACGAATTCCGCTATATCAATTGTTCTACCAGATTTAGTCATTATTTTTAACGTCATATGTATCACCTCCCCTTATAAAACTATAACATTGTGAAAGGGCGAACAGAAAGGAGAACAAAATGTCAAATTTACAAATCTTCAACTTTGAAGGAAATGAAGTAAGAACAGTATTTATTGAAAACGAGCCTCATTTTATCGGCAAAGACGTGGCAAAAGTATTGGGATATTCAAATAGCCGCGATGCATTAAAACGCCATGTTTTCCTTAAAAACAAGGGGGTCGTGAAACACGACTCCCTTGGAGGAAGCCAGAATTTAACCGCTATAAATGAAGCGGGTCTATATCAGTTGATTTTTAAATCAAAACTAGAATCTGCTGAAAGATTTCAAGACTGGGTTACTTCGGAAGTATTGCCATCTGTTCGTAAGCATGGAGCTTACATGACAAATGACACAATCGAAAAAGCAATCACTGACCCTGATTTTCTAATCAAACTAGCGACAAATTTAAAAGAAGAAAAAACGAAGCGGATAGAAGCGGAACAAAGGTTAGAAATACAAAAGCCGAAAGTGATGTTTGCGGAAGCTGTAAGCGATGCAAGAGGAACCATTTTAATAAGAGATTTAGCTAAGCTAATCCAACAAAACGGCATCGATATTGGGGAGAAAAGACTATTTGAATGGATGCGCCAAAGAGGATATCTCATTTCGAGAAAAGGCACGGATTACAATCGGCCTACGCAAAAAAGTATGGAACTGGGACTGTTTAAGATTAAAGAAACAGCGATTATAAGGTCAAGCGGAGCGCAAACAGCAATTACAGCAAAAGTTACAGGCAAAGGACAACTTTACTTTGTAAATAAGTTCTTAGAACAATCATTAAAAACAATTTAAGCGCCGCTACCACACGACGCTTACAGACAACAATAGTCACGGGGAGCGACTAACAATAGTATATAACGATAAGTTGTTAATTAGTCGCAAAAAAATATACAAAAGAGGGATTGAGATATTGTGTTTCAAAAATCAGTAACAGCAAGTCAAGCGATGCAAGTTTTAGCAGAAACTCGCACACAAAAAGAGCTAGCAATAGACAGTTATGTAACGCCAGCACTGATAAGCAATCAAACGAAAGGCAAACGAACGGTTTCACTTGAACAAGCGGAACAGTTAATTGATAGCTACAACGAACCAGAAAGCACTTTTATGTTTGCGCATGAATTTAGTAATGGAATGATACCACCGCTTTTCGACGGCTTAGACAGCCACCACGCTTCTTTAACTAACCGCTTTGAATTAGAAGTGGCGGAAGCGATAAACACGCTAAAAAACGGCTTAGAGACGATGACATTCAATTTAAGAAAAGGTGACATGCTACAACGAGAAGCCGCGAAACAAGCTATTTCAGAAATAACGGATGTTATTGCATCTGCTCTAACACTGAACGCAAGTATTGCAAGAACTTTCAACATCGACTTACAACAAGTTTTGAACAAACGTGATCAATATTATCAAAAATCTGGATTAGTAAGGAGTTGTGAAAAATGAACAAAGTACTTGTATCAGCTAACTACGAGGGTTATGAATCAAAAAATATTAATTTCGCGGAATTAAATAATATCGTTAAAGGCCGATTTGAAAATATGGACCAAAAAGAACGAAAAAAAAGAGCAGATAAATTTAATCAAAAATTTGAAGTGACTAAAAATTTAGTAGATGGCCATTTACGTGAAATTATTGTGCCAAGGCGTGCACTATGAAAAATCAAATGTTATACAGCATCTTAGTCATAATAGCAGCGGCATTAGCATTAATAAACTTATGTAATTTGATTTTAATTCTAATTTTAATTTAGGAGGCTACAACAATGGCGGAGCGAATTTTTCGTAAAAAGACGATTTTCGGGGATAGCGAGATTTTCATAGATGACAGAACAAAAATGATTGCTAATCCGGCTTTTAGACAGAAGATAGCACTAATTGAAACAGGTTGCGAAAAAATGACAGACTATATCGAAGAGCTGAAGCTTAAAGGCTATGAGGAGGTCTCGCGCTGATGGATTTATTTATTATATTGTTTTTCGTGTCGCTAATGTCAATGATAACAGGCTACTGGCTGAGAGGAAGTGATAAACGTGGTTGAAAATCCGATGGTTGTTGATGCTTGTTGGTCCAGTTTTGAAAGGATAAGCCAAATTTGGCATAACGAATATTTAGAGGAATTAGAGCGTACTAATGAAGAAGAGGCGGAAAACGAAGAATAAAAAAAGACCCACATAGCAGTGTGAGTCCGGGATTTAAGATATTACCTTAAAGAAATTATACCTTAAATCCAAAAATTAAGCAATGGAGGGATAACATGGATAATTTTAAAACGATTCATTATGGCTTTAAAGTCGTGATACATGATTATGACGATGAATTAACACCGCTTTATAACTTACTAAAGAAGCAATCAACTAACTTAGAAGGATCTAAACTATTTGATGAATTAATTGATATACATGAAAAGCTAGCTAAAAAAATCGAGCAGAGAGAAGGAATAAAGGCATGAAATTATACGAATTGACTCAAGCATATAATCAAGTATTAGAAATGGCGGAGGACTTAGACGCAGAAACGCTACAAGATACTTTAGACAGCATCAGAGAGCCGATAGAAGAAAAGGCGGAAAACATTATAAAAATGGTAAAAAGTATTGATGCTGAGACCGATGGATTAGCTAAAGAAGTAGAGAGGTTAACGAAGCGTAAAAAAGCGCTAGAAGCAAAAGCAAAAAATATGAAAGAGTATTTAGAAAGCGAAATGTTAAAAGTGGATATCCGTAAAATTAAAAGCCCCTTATTTACAATCAGCATTCAAAAGAACCCTCCTAGCTTGCGTTTAGAGGACGAAGAAAAGTTATTCATGTTTTTAGTCGAACAACCCAAAAAATTGGATAAAAAAGCTATTACAAGCGCTCTGAAAGAGGGCAGAGAAGTACCAGGGGCTGAGTTAGTACAAACTGAATCATTGAGAGTGAGGTAGGAATATGAAAACGAGCGAGTCAATTATTGAGATAAGTAAAGCATTATCTAAATTTCAAGAGCAAGCCGAACAACCTGCTAAATCAGCGGATAATCCATTTTTTAAAAGCAAATATGTACCTTTAGAGAGCGTAATTAGCGCAGTAAAAAAACATGCTCCCAAATTAGGATTATCTTATATCCAAATTCCGTTAACGGAAGAAAATAAAGTGGGTGTAAAAACGATTTTAATGCACGCTAGTGGTGAATTTGTTGAGTTCGACCCGTTTATGTTGCCTCTTGATAAAAACACAGCACAAGGAGCCGGAAGCGCTCTGACATACGCACGCAGATACACACTATCCGCCGCTTTTGGGATTGCAAGTGATGAAGATGACGACGGTAACAGCGCAAGTGGAAATACAAAGCCAAGTAATAAAAATCAAGCTAAACCGCAAACGCAAAACAATAATTTAGCGTCAGATGCACAGAGAAAGGCTATATTTGCAAAGGCTAAAGTTGTCGGGGAACCATTCGGACATGATGCGAAATATGTACTAGAGAGCTATAAAGTTACGGATACAAAATCAATGAGTAAAGGAGAAGCTTCTGCACTAATTAAAAAATTAGAGGCAGAAATAGAGGCGCAAAAACAAGTTAATTAAAACAGGAGGAGCGAGTATGTCGGGGATTCAATGGATAAAGTTATCCGTCAATATGTTTGACGATGAAAAGATTAAGTTGCTCGAAAAAATGCCAGAAGGTAACCAGATGCTCATTGTATGGATTAGGCTTCTAGCTTTAGCTGGAAAAACTAACGACAAAGGACGCATTTATTTAAATGAAAATGTACCGTATACGGAAGACATGCTCGCGACCCTTTTCAACCGTGATGTTGGGATTATACGTGTAACGTTACATACGTTACAGGGCTTCGGAATGATTCAAAAAACAGAAAATGGATTGATTGAAATAGAAAATTGGGAAAAACATCAAAATGTTGATGGCATGGAAAGGGTTCGTGAGCAAACAAGAAAAAGAGTGGAAAAACATCGAGAAGCTATGCGGCAGAACAGAATAGCGAGTGGTGATAGTAAAGGGGATAAAGAGAGTAACGTTACAAGTAGCGTTACTGTTACGCAAAGTAACGCAATAGATATAGATAAAGAATTAGATAAAGATATTAACATTAACAACAGCGATTTAAATTTTAAGGATTTTTGGGAACAAAATGGATTCGGAATGATGCTACCGATCGAGCAAGAAAAACTACTTGCATGGGTAGATGATTTTTCTGGTAATCAAGAAATAGTTTTTAAGGCATTGGAAGTTACTTCCGAACAAGGAGCTAACAAACGTAATTATGCATACGTTAATAAAATTCTTAGAAACTGGGAAGAAAGAGGATTTAAAACGGTTGCTGATGTGAATGCAGCGGAAGAGGAAAGGCGAAAACAAAATGAACAGAAGTATAATAAGCCCACTTACGGCAAATACAACAAGAATCAGAAACAAGAAGTATTGCCTGACTGGCTTGATAAAACAGAGAAGCAGCCAGAGAATAAAAAAACAGAATCAGAATCAAGCGGAGATTTAGAAAAGAAAGTAGCAGAAATTAAAGCGAAGTTAGCGGAGAGGGACGAGGTGCAGACGTGA